GACGAGTTCATGGACGCGATCAAGTCCATGGGCAAGAAGCAGTAAAGGAGGAGAAAGAACATGAGTATGGATTTGGCGAAAAAGACATTTTCCACGCAGCCGGATTACCTGATCGCAGGGAATGCGGAGATCGTTACGGCAGTCAAGGAGGCATCCGCTGCCTTGAAGCGCGGCGCTCCCGTGGTGCTGGACAGCTCCGGCAAGCTGGCCGCTGTGACGGTGAGCGGGAGTACGGGGAACTATAAGACCGAGGCCACCGGCCTGTATGGCATTCTCGCGGAGGATGTAAAGAGCGGAGAGCAGGGCGTTGTGTACCTGAGCGGCGAGTTTTTTGCCGATGCACTGGTGCTGCCTGCCAATGGCTCTGCGGCGGATTTGGAGGTTCCTTTCCGCGCACTGGGCATCTTTTTGAAGTAAGGAGGAAACTTTAATGGCTAACGAAGTGAATATTTACAGCCCTCGCTATCTGGCGGAGGTCGTGCGGCAGGCGCCCCCTGTCCGCACCTATTTCCGAGACACTTTCTTTACCAATGTCAAGCCGTTCTCCACCGAGCGGGTGGACATTGACCTGGTGAAGGGCGACCGGCGCATGGCGGCGTTTGTGCATCCCCGCCTGGGCGGCAAGGTGCTGACGGCAAACGGCTACACCACCGAGAGCTACAAGCCCCCTCTGGTGAACCCCTATGATGTGACAACGGCTGACCAGCTTATGACCCGTCTGCCGGGAGAGGATTTGTACAGCGGTATGACCCCCGCCCAGCGGGCGGCTCAGAAGCTGATGGAGGAGTACGCCACCCTGAATGATGCCACCACCCGCAGGGAGGAGTGGATGGCCGTTCAGGCAATCGTGACAGGCACCATCCCCATTGTGGGCGAGGGCGTGAATGAGGTCATTGACTTCGGCCTGACCAACAAGAAAACCCTGACCGACGACAACAAGTGGGGCGGCACCAAGGCCGACATCCTCGGCAACCTTGGTGACTGGACGGATGCGGTGCTGCACGGCGGCTTCGCCAACGTGGACACCATCATCATGGGCAAGACGGCCAAGGCAAAGTTCTTTGCCGATGCCAACGTGCAGAAGATGCTGGACAACCGCCGCATGAACCTCGGCGAGATCGCCCCCCGCGACCTGCCCAACGGCGTGAAGTACCTCGGCCACCTAAATGACCCCAGCCTTGACATGTACGTTTACGGCGAGGTCTACTACGACGACTGGACTAACCCCGACGCGCCGGAGACCAAGCCGCTTATCCCGGACAACATGATCATCCTGATCAGCTCCAGACCCAACTATATGATGGCCTACGGTGCCTGCACCTACATCGAGGACGCATCCGGCCTGTGGGTGACCTCCCAGACCAGCCGCGTCCTGCGCAGCTATGTGGAGCATCATCCCGACCGCCGCATGGTGGAGCTGCAGGCGCACCCGCTGCCCATCCCCGACAAGGTGGATAGCTGGCTGGTGGCGACCGTGTGCTGACATGGCGCTGTTCGAGCTAAAGCAGGAATACAGCGGAGCGGAGGGGACTGCCCCTCCGCTCACCTTTAAGGACTGCGCCGCAGCGGACATCGACGCGGCTTTCTTTGAGCAGGACGAACATGCGGACTGGCATACGGTTGACGGCAAGGACGCACTGGTGATCGTGGACGATCAGCGGCTCAAAGAGCATAGCGCCCATTGGGAGGCGGGAGCCAAGCAGAACTTCGACACGGGACTGTATACGGCCTACACAGTGCTGTATATCCGCGTGAGCGACTACGGGCAGAAGCCGAAAGTGGGAAAGCACCTTGTTCTGGACAAGGGGACAAATCGGCAGCGGTCGTACACCATCCTCAACTGCGAGGAGGAGGCGGGCGTGTACCGCATTTCCATGGAAAGGACGCGGCAATGAGCAGAGTAACCTATGACGCAGGGAACCTGACCATCGAAGTGGACGGGCTGGACACCGTGGCGGCGGCGCTGGGCGATTTGAAGAAAAAGACCCCGGCGGCGGCCAAGGTAGCCATCAACGCCACGGCACGGCAGGCCCGCAAGCTGATGATCGCAAAGGCAAAGGCGCGGTACGCCGTGAACGCGGCGGGCAGGCGGCACCTGAAAGACCTTGTGCAACGGAAAAAGGCCAGCAACACCAGTTTAAGCGCAGAGCTGCACATCGCAAAGATGCGCAACGATCTGGGTTATTTCCAGCACAGGCCGACGGAGCGCTTTACCGGGCGCGAGGTTTTGCGCCACGCGCCAAAGTATGTGAAAGCCCGTGTTCTGAAAGCCTCGTCCATGGCGGCGCTGACGGGCAATGCCAACATGAGCAAGGGCTTTCTTGTGCAGTTCAAGAGCGGCCACATCGGCATGGTGCAGCGGCAGATCGGCTCCAGCTCCAGCCACACGGTCACGGAGCGGGGGCATCCGAGATGGCGGAACAAAAACGGTAAGGTGGAAAAGCTGGTGACGATGGGAAGCCCGTCGGCCTCGGCGATGCACTCTACCGTATGGCCCATGGTGGAGCCGGAGGTGTCCGAATATCTGCAAGACCGACTGATGGAGCAGACAGAGCGGGTGCTGGCGCGAGCGGCGAGGAGGAAGTAAGCCATGAAGAACTATATGGATGCGGTGAGGGCCGCAGGCATCGGGCGAACTCCACAGCTCTGCCAAGATGCGCTGATCGAAACGCTGGAGGAGCTTTTCGCCGGGAAGAAGTATAACGGCCAGCAGAGCCGCAAGGAGCTGAAAATCTTCAAGCAGGATTTGCCGGTGCCGGAGGACTATGACGCGGATGTGGACACGGACGCGGCGGCGGCCCCGTACATCGTTGTGCGCATGACAGGCGGCGAGATCAAGAACGACGACGGGCCGCAGGCGGTTGAGTTCAGCCTGATCGTGTGCGCCTACGACGAGGGCAAGGAGCGAGAGGGCTATCAGGATGTTGCCAACATCAAGGAGGACATCGTGCAGCGGTTATGCACCAAGCCGTATTTCGGCGGGGCGTTCACCGTGCTGAAACCCATCGCATGGGCCATGCAGCAGGACGACACCTACCCGTACTACTTCGGGGCGTGTTCGCTGACCTGCACCGCACCGGCCATGACACAGGACACAGAAATGGAGAGACTGGTATGAGCAAGAAAAACGATAAGCTGGCGCCGGATGCCGCTGTGAATGAGACGGCCATCCCGGCGGCGGAGACCGCTGCCGAGACCGCGCCCCCGGAGTGGGAGAAAGCGGGCGTGACGCAGGTTTACTGCGGCCCAACGGTGCGCGGCGTTGCCAAGCAGTACACGGTATTTCACGGCGGCATCCCGGAGGCGCTGGAGGCGTTCATCGCCATTCACCCGGAGGCCGGGGCGCTGGTGGTGGGCGTGGAGCGCTTTGCCGAGACGAGAAAGCGGCTGGAGACCGCAGGAACGGCGGAGGCCATTCTGTACGGCAAGATCAAATCCGAACTGTAAGGAGGAAGAAAGACTATGGCATACAAACACGGCGTATACACGAGCGAGGTTGCGACCAGCATGGTCGCGCCCATCACCGGCACGGCGGGCTTGCAGGTGATCGTAGGCACCGCCCCGGTGAATATGCTCAAAGACCCGGCGGCGGCGGTCAACGTGCCGCTGCTGGTGAGCAGCTACAAGGAGGCCGTGGAGGCGGTGGGCTATCTGCCTGACTTCGCCAACTACACCCTCTGCGAGTGCATCAGCGCAAATTTCAGCGTTGTGGGTATCGCGCCCATGGTGCTGATCAATGTGCTTGACCCTGCCAAGCACAAGATCGCCATCACCGGCGGAACCGTTCAGGTGAACGACGGCGTGGCGGTGCTGGAGGAGACAGGCGTTCTGCTGGAGGGGCTGACCGTTAAGAGCGGCTCCACCACGCTGACCGCAGGCACGGACTACACCACCACATGGAACGACGACGGTACGCTGAATATCGTGGTGCTTTCCACCGGCGCGGGTAAGGAAGCAACGAGCCTGACTGTGACCGGCAACAAGATCGACCCCAGCAAGGTGACGGCGGCGGACATCGTGGGCGGTGTGGACAGCTCCACCGGCAAGGAGACCGGCCTTGAGGTGGTACGTCAGGTCTATCCGAAGCTGTCCATGACACCCGGCATCCTGCTGGCCCCGCGTTTCAGCAAGGACGCGACGGTGGCGGCGGCATTGCAGGCCAAGACCAAGAGCATCAACAGCGTGTTCGGCGCGGTGTGCGTTGTGGACATCGACAGCAGCAACACCGGCGCGACCAAGTACACCGCCGTCAAGACCACCAAGGAGGCGCAGGCGGTGAGCGACCCCAACGCCTACGCAGTCTGGCCCTTTGCCAAGGTGGGCAACACGGTGTACAGCGGCAGCGCACTGGCGTCGGCGCTGACAGCCTACACCGACGCGCAGAACGACGACACGCCCAACGTCAGCCCCAGCAACAAGACCATCGCCGTTTCTGCTGCCTGCCTCGAAGATGGCACGGAGGTGGTGCTTGATCAGGAGCAGGCCAACACCGTGAACAGCTTCGGTGTGGCAACATGGCTGAACATGAACGGCTTCCGCCTGTGGGGCAACAACACGGCGGCCTACCCCGGTATCAGCGACCCGAAAGATCGCTGGTTCAGCGTCCGCCGGTTCCTGACATGGGCGGCCAACACGTTTATCCTGACCTACTTCCAGAAAGTGGACAGCCCTGCCAACAAGCGGCTGATCGAGGCCATCGTGGACAGCGAGAACGTGCGCGGCAACGGCTTTGTGGCCCGTGGTGTGTGCGCCCGCTATGAGATCACGTTCAACGAGGACGAGAACACCACCGCCGATCTGCTGGACGGCAAGATCACATTCCACCAGTACATCACCCCGTTCACCCCTGCGGAGGACATCGAGGACATCATCGAGTTTGACCCCGACGCTCTTTCCGCCGCGCTGAACTGATAAGGGAGGGAAAAGAAGATGATTTCCAACAACTATATCCCGGAGAAGATCAACGAGTATAACGCCTATCTGGACGGCACGAAGATGATCGGCGTGGCCGCGTCGGTGACGCTGCCGGAGGTCAACATGAAAACCAGCACCGTTTCCGGCGTTGGCGTGAACGGCGAGCTGGACAGCCCAACCATCGGCCAGTTTGAGAGCATGGAGCAGGAAATCCAGTTCAACACGCTCTACAGCTCCGCCATGGATATGCTCTCTCCCCTGTCCACGGTGAACCTGACGCTGCGAGCCTCGCAGCAGGTCTACGACAAGCAGGGCGGCTACAATTTCAAGGGCCTGCGCGTGGTGGAGATCGGGCGCGTGAAGAAGTTCAACCCCGGCAAGGTGGAAAAGGGCGAGGCCATGGAGGCCACCGTGACGCTGGAGCTGACCTACCTGATGATCGAGGTGGACGGCCAGCAGCTCTTGGAGGTTGACAAGCTCAACGGCATCTACAAGGTCAACGGCACGGATATGCTGGCGGGCGTGAACAGCCTGATCTAACGGGCGCAAAACAATACGGCCTGTCCCTGCGCAAACGGGGGCGGGCCGTGTTTTCACACAAAAAACAATGCTGAAAGGAGCGACAACCAATGGCAGAGGACAAGATCACGGCGGCAGAGACCGCAAACGAGGGGATAAAAAAGAGCGAGAACATCGTGGAGCTGGCAAAGCCCTACGTGTTCGAGGGCAAGGAGTACGGAGAGATCGACCTGACGGGGCTGGAGAAGCTGACCGTACAGGACGCTATCGACGTGCAGCGGCAGCTTTTCGGTGAGGGCGAGGCGGCGGCCTCGGTGCTGTGCGAGACAACGACAGCATTTGCCCGCGCCATGGCGGTCAAGGCCACCGGAATGCCCATTGAGTTTTTCAAGCTGATGCCTCGCGGCGCTTTCAAGCGCGTGGCAGGTGCGGTGCGCAGACACCTGAACGTGGAGAGCAGAACGGAAAACCATGTGATGCATCTGGAGAAGCCGTGCCATTACAAGGGAAAGGAGTACCGGGACATCGACCTGAACGGCGTGGCAGACCTGAACACGCTGAATGAGAGCGAGGCGGAGAACCGCATGGCCCGCGAGGGCTTTGTGGTGACGGAGAACAGCACCAACTATCTGTACTCCTGCGTGATCGCCGCCATGGCAACGGGCATCCCGGAGGAGTTCTTTACCACGCTGCCCCTGTATGAGCTGCTGAAACTGAAAAACGCGGTGAACGACGCGGATTTTTTCGGATAAAGGGCGGAGCCAAGGCCCTGCGGAAAGCGGCTATCCGGCTGTCCTCGGTGACACGGACGGGCGTGGACTTCTATCTGAAAATGCCTGTCCGGGACTTTATTGAGCTGAATAGCGAGGTGGCGGAGGAATGGCGAACAATAAAACATTAGAGTTAAGCATCAAGATCGCCGGTAAGATAGACAAAAGCCTGATGGCGGCGCTGAACGGGAGCCAGAGCCAGATCAGCAGCTTTGCCCGCAGCATCAGCTCCATCGGAACGGCGGGACTTGCGGCCATGGGGACGCTGGCAACGGCGACTGTGGCAACCATCGCAAGCTGCACCAAGGAAGCGGCGAAGTTTGAAAACTACATGGCGGATGTGGTCAAGTATGTGGACGGTCTGGCAGATGCTACCGGAAAGATCAGTGACAAGGTGGCGGATAACGGCAAGACCTATGCGCAGAACTACGAGGCCATGAAGGACGCGATCAAGGATTTAAGCACACAAATCCCCTATACGCAGGAGGATTTGACACGCCTCGCCGCTGCGGCGGGACAGTCCGGCAAAGCCATGGAGGATTTGATCAAGGTCGATGCTTCCGGCAATGTTACCGGCTTCCTGCGGGACATCGCCATGACCGGCGCGGCCATGGACATCAGCGCCGATCAGGCGGGCAACTGGGCTGCCAAGTGGGAGCAATCGCTAAAAATGACCCACGAGGAGGTCATGGTGCTCTTTGACCAGATCAACTATCTGGGCGCAAACAGCGCGACCACGGCGGCGGAGATCGCGGAG